AAGTCGAAACGACCGCTGAAGTCGAAGTCGAAGTCGCTCCCCAAACCATCGGCCTGTAACCCAGGCCACGCAGAGAGAACTTCCCAATGTCCAATGACATCACCCTCGTTCGCCCGGAAGGCGAGGTGGCCGTCGAGAACCCGGACGCCAAGTCCTGGTTCGCGTCCAAGGCCATCCAGGGCGGCATCGTGGCCGTCCTCATGTGGCTGGCCACGCTCGTCAACCTCGACCTCGCTGAATGGGAGGCCCAAACCATCGTCGCCGCCATCACGTCCATTGTGGGCGCGGCTGCGACCGTGTACTCCATCATCGGCCGACTGACGGCGAAACGCCCGCTCAAGTAATGGGGTCTTGACGCCGCTCCCGGTGTCCCCCATCTGACCAAAACGTGTGACCGAAAGGTCCATGTGTGTGTACCTTGGCCCCCTTCTGGTTAACTCCGGGAGGGGGTCCTTCTCTTCTGAAAGACCCTCCACGCCGCTTAATGCGGCCAAGCACCGCCTCGGCAGCTCGAAGGTATGTAACTTCGTGAGGCCACAGGCCACGGCCCAGCGCACCCCGGAGGGTCCCTCAGAGGAGAACGCCCTCCCTGCACGACTACCATGATCCATATGATGTGGTCACGATATAGGGCACCCTCTCGTTCCTGGCGACGTTACGTCCATATCGGTGATGGTCCTCATTCCTAACAGCGGACAAGTCCTAGCCCCGAAGTACAAGGGGACGGGCATCCTAAACTACTCCTTTCACGGACCAAACGTGTACTGCTTGTTACGCAGGCAGTTTGGCCCTCACCCACCGACAGACCGTTGGCCCTGACCGTGGCCCCCGAGGGGGACACCTAAAGGACACCCTTCTGTTCCGTAGGGAAGGCGAGTGAGCCGTTCATCTTTGAACCTCACACCCTGAAAGGAACGCAGCATGGCTGCACCTAACTTCGACCTGATCCGTGGTGGTCAGATCGCCGGCGCTGGCGATACCCGCGCCCTCTTCCTGAAGCTGTACGGCGGCGAAGTCTTCGCCTCTTTTGCCGAGAGTAACGTGTTCGTTGACCGCCACATGGTCCGCACGATCTCGAACGGCAAGTCCGCGCAGTTCCCGAGCGTAGGCGGCAAGAGCGCCGTGTACCATACGCCCGGCACGATGACGACCGGTCAAGCGGGCAACCTTGCTGAGACGATCGTCACCGTTGACGACTTCATCGAAGCCTCGACGGCCATCGCAGAGATCGACCTGGCGATGACGCACTTCGACTACCGCACCCCGTTCACCCGCGAAGACGGTAAGGCAATCGCCCGCCTCTTCGACCAGAACGTGGCCCGTGTCGGCGTCCAAGCTGCGCTCACGACCGCCTCGCGGTTCGCTGGTACTGGCGACATCTATGAAGCCAAGACAGTCGGCAAGATCATCAACGCGGCCAACTCCAACACGGATGTTGCTGTGTTGAAGGCCGCCATCGTCCAGATGGCAACCAACTACGACGAGAAGGACATCGACGAGGCGGATCGGTACCTGTACCTGAAGCCGGCGACGTACCACCTCCTCGCCGCTGACAGCGAAACCATCTCGGCGGACTACGGCTCGGCCGGCGACATCAAGGCGCTCCGCATTCCGCAGCTCCACTCGTTCAGCCTCATCAAGACCAACAACCTGCCGACCACGAACGTGAACGGCACCTACGGTAACAAGTACAACGTCGATGCCCGCAACGTCGTGGCGCTGGCGATGAAGCCGTGGTCCGTTGGTACGGTGAAGGTCCGCGATATGTCGGTGGGCATGACCGGCAACGACTACAAGGTCACGCACAACGCGACCCTGGTGGTCAGCCGCATGCTACTCGGCCACGGCGCCCTGCGCCCGGAAGGCGCTGGCGTGATCCGCACGGCCGCTCCGGCCTAACGGTTGATCCGTACACCACCACTTAGAGGGGGGCCTGCAAAGGCTCCCCTCGTTTTCTCTCAAGGAACCCCCTATGGCATTAGCACCTCTGACGGAACTTGATGCCGTCAACATGATCCTCCGCAATGACGGCGAAGCGCCTGTTGATAGCCTGGCGGACAGCGGCTTCTCAGAGGTCGCCGACGCCCAGGCAGTCCTCGTCAACATCTCCGCTGAGGAGCAGACACGCGGCTGGGCGTACAACACGGACTATGAGGTCCGCCTCGTCCCTGACGCCATCAGCGGCCACGTCACGCTAAGCGACGACGTTCTCTGGGTCCGCCCCGCCGCCTGGTCCCTCGGAATGGACGTGATCGAGCGCGGCCGCAAGCTCTACAACCTTCGCACCAATTCCTACGTGTTCACCGAGCCCGTCACCCTCGACATCTGCCGGTTCTACCCCTTCGATGCCCTGCCGGCCTACGCGCGCGTCCACATCGCGATCCGCGCGGCGCGGCGATACCAGGCGCAGGGCACCGGCTCTCCCCGCCAAGACAGTTTCACGCTGGAGCACGAACTCAAGGCTGAGGCCAACTGCCTGAAGGCAGACCAGCGCGCCCGCCGCAGAGGGAACTTCAGGCGCGGCAGGGGACTTATGGCCATCCAACGGAGCCCCATGTAATGTCCCTGATCGACCAGCCCATCCCGAACCTCATCGGTGGGGTATCCCAGCAGCCGCCCATCGCACGCTACCTTAACCAACTCGGGGAGTGCATCAACGGCGTAGCCGACCCTGTGGAGGGACTCGGCAAGCGCCCCCCTCTAGAGCACATCAAGAGGATCGTCTCAGGGGCGCTTCCCCAAGATGCCTTCGCGTTCTACATCGACCGAGACCAAGATAACCGCTTCGTCGGGCTGGTATCAGGCGGCACCGTTCGCGTCTTCGAGATCACCACCGGCAACGAGCGCACCGTCTCCGGCAGCGCTTCCGCGTACCTAGCGTGTGACAACCCCCGTAAGGACCTCCGTTCGCTGACCATCGCGGACTACACGATCCTCCTCAACCGGACGCGCCCGACTGCGCGCCTTCCCTCGACCGCGCCGGCCCGCCCTAATGAGGGATTGATCTTCGTCCGCGCGGGAGCCTACGGCCGCACCTACCGGGTCACTCTGGTCAAGAACGGGGCAACAGTCACGGCGTCTTACACCACCCCAGACGGATCGTCTGCGGCGCACTCCACGCAAATTTCCACGGAAGTCATTGCGGACAACCTCGCGCAGCAGATCACTGGCTTCTCGACGCTTGAGCGCGTGGGCTCCTTGATTTACATCGCTGACAGCACGCACGACTTTACGATTACCACAGAAGACGGCCAAGGCAATGAGGCCCTCCGTGCACTGAAGGACAACATCCAGCGTTTCTCGGACCTCCCGAGGACCGCCAAGGAAGGCATTGTACTTCGCATCGCCGGAGACCCGACTTCCGCCTTCGACGACTATTGGGTAAAGTTTACGAACGGCGTCTGGGAGGAAACCATCCGCCCCGGCGAGAACACCTCGTGGGACCCCTCGTCCCTCCCGGTCGCCCTGGTCCTCCAGCCGAACGGCACCTTCAGTCTCCAGACGCTTCCCTGGGTTTCCCGAGCGGTGGGCGACGACGACAGCAACCCCTTCGCCTCCTTTGAGGGGCTCCCGATCAGCTCGCTCCTCTACTACCGGAACCGCTTTGGTTTCCTGGCGGACGAGAACCTCATCCTCTCCAAGGCCGGAGACTACTTCAACTTCTTCAGGACCACCCTTACGCAGGTCCTCGCGGACGATCCTATCGACATTGCAGTCGGGGATGCATCTGGCGAGAGCAGTCCTGTCACCCGGCTGGAGCACGCCGTTGCCTTCGACAAGAAGCTCGTACTGTTCGCGCGCAACGCGCAATACATTGTGGACGCTGACGGCGGCCTGACGCCCACCTCGGGGCAGGTCGATCCTGTCACGACGTTCGCGTGCTCCCCGCTCGCGCGCCCGGTCGCCGCCGGCCGGTACATCTACTTCGCGTTCGACCGCGATGGCGCCTCCGGGGTCCGCGAGTTCTACGTCGAGGGGGCCGCCCAGACCGAGGATGCCGAAGAGGTGACGAGCCAGTGCCCGACCTACCTCCCGGCCGGCATCGTGTCCCTCTCGGCGACCACCCTGGAGAACACCCTGATGGCCCTCTCGGAAATCACGCCGAGCAAGATGTACATCTACGAGTTCCTCTGGAGTGGTAACGAGAAGCTCCAATCCGCTTGGGCGATATGGGACTTTGGTACGTACAATGAATTGCTCCAGTTCTTCTTCGTGGAGAACGTCGGGTACGCGGTCATCAAGCGGTCCGATGGTATCCACCTGGAGCGCATCCGATACCGGCCCAACCTGACGGACCCCTCGCTTCCCTACTTCACGCTCCTCGACCACCGCGTCGAGAGCCAGGCAGTGACCAAGACGTACAGTGGGATCACCCAGCGAACCGCCGTGGTCCTCCCGTATGCCCCCATGCCGGGAATCCAGGTGTACACTCGGCATTCGTCTGGCGGCCTTCACGCAGCCGGCGTCCCGATCCCCATCGTGGCCACCGAGGGCAACACCATCTACCTCGCTGGAGACAAGACGGCCTGGTCATTCGTCGTCGGCCTTCCGTACACGTTCAGCTTCGAGCCGACCCGCCCGTACTTCGTCCCCCCGGACAAGATCGACCCTGTGGCCAACACCGACGCGGAGATACGTGTACGGGATTACGCCGTGGACTTCGCTGGAACCGGATACTTCCGCATGGTGTTCACCCCGCGCTACCGCGACCCGATCACGAAGGTGTTCGCCGGGACGGTGCTCGGAGCAACTACCCTCTCGGTCCCCGACCTGGATGACGGGAAGTTCCGCATGAAGACCCCAACAAAGAATACCCTCTGGAACCTTCGGATCGAGAATGACAGCATCTTCCCCAGCAACTTCCTTGCCGCCTCCTGGCGAGGCATCGTCGAGAGCAGGTCGCAGCGCATCGGATGACATCGTGATCCGCCGCGCGCGGCCTGAAGACATCGCCGAAGTCCTGGGCACGCTCCGTCAGGCAGATTACGACGAAGTGGTCGCGTCCACGGGGTACTCTCCCGAGCGCCTCGCCCTCGCGGTCCCCTTTAATACCCGAGTGGGCTTATTAAAGGATGTCCCTGTGGCCCTCTTCGGGTGCAGCCTGGACGCTGAGGGTGCCCACCCCTGGCTCCTGTGCTCCAAGGGGCTCAGGGGCAAGGGCCTGGCCCGGTACATGATCGACTACGGATGTAGTCAGATGCGCCGCTGGTACAAGATGCACGGCCGTCTGACCAACGTGGTTTTCACCCGAAACCACGCTCACCTCCGCTTCGTCCAGGCCGTCGGATGCACCCTCGGTGTGACGACCCGGAGAGGACCCCTCAATCAACACTTCACGGAGTTCTACTATGTGCCTTCCAGCACTCGCCGCAGTGCCGGCAGCCCTCGCCTCGGCGGGTAGCGCTATCGGTGCGGCCGCCTCCGCGATCCCCGGCTTTGGGGCGCTTTCGGGGGCCACCAAAGGCGCCTTCGCGTTCGCCAAGACGGCCTCCGGCATCTCCGCGCTCTCGACTGCGTTCAACGCCGGCTCCAGCCTGATCGGCTACATGGGCCAGCGCCAGGAGGCAGCCACGCAGGGTGCCCTCTACGACGCCAACCGGCGTGCCGCGATCACCGCCTACCAGGACGACATCGTGGCTCTCAATACCGAGACCATGCTCTCCCAGGAGCAGGCCACCCAGCGCCGCATGGAGGCTGCCATAGAGGGCACCGCCCAGCGGGCCAACGCAAGGGTAGCGCTCGGGGAGCAGGGAGTGGGCGGGTACACCGCCGCCGCCATCGAGCGGGACCTCCTGATGGCCCAGGGCACCGGCATAGCCGCCATCGACCGCAACGATGCCTTGAACACCGTGCGCCACCAATTCGCTGGCAAGCAGGCGGGCAACACCGCCAAGGGCCGCATCCAGTCTGTCCAGCGCGGAACCAAGCCCAGCCTCCTCGCGCTCGGGGCATCTATCGGAGGCTCCACGTTCGGCGGTCTCCGCATGTACAAGGAACTTAAGGCAGCAGAGGCCGTTACCTAATGAAACCAGAACAGACGCAGGGCGGCGGTATTGCAGGAGGCACCTTCATTGGCGCCCCGAACGTCAACACCGCATCGCCCCTTTCGGCCCTCGCCGAGAGCCTTGGAGTTGCCGGCCAAACCGTCACTCGCGGACTAACGCAGGGCTTCCTCGACAACATCGAGACCCGCAAGAAGGAGGCCCTCGACGCCGCTGCCGTGTTCGAGCAGACGACCGCAGGATACACCGCAGAGCAGCTCGGCGCTGAGATCGAAAGCGAGCCGATGGCCGCCAAGTTCAAGGCCAACCCGTACCTCCTGCCGGCGATCAACGTGTACCGTGGACGGAGGACCGCAGACGACCTGGCGCTCCGCATGGCGGAGGAGGGGGTGGACAGCGGAGACGCCGAAGCGGTGAAGGCGTTCTACCAGAACAACGCCCCAGACCTCGCCGATCCATTCTTCGCTCGCGGGTTCAACGAGCAGAACGCCCGTCTCCAGGCGCAGTTCAACCAGCAGCAGCTCAAGGACGCCTTTGCGGAAGCTGAGGCGGATGCCGTCGCAGGCGCCGCGCAACTCTGGAAGGAGACCTTCGAGACCACGCTTGACCCGGCCGCCGCCACTGAGGCGGTGCGTGGGAGCGTGTTCGGCAAGACCATCGACGGTAAGAAGCTGGCCGCGATCCAGATCGACATCGCCGGCTCTCTGGCAGTCGAAGGCAACGTCGAGGCGTTCGAGGCCCTCGTGGATCGGAAGCGCGGCGATGCTCCGGCCCTCTCCGAGGATGCCATCTACGCCCGTGACGTGGCCGTGCTGCGCTCCCAGGCGATGACCGAGCGCACCCAGCAGACCCAGGGGCTTCGCAACGCGGCCATGACATCGGCGCTGAAGATGGTCAACCGTGGGGTATCCGAGGCAGCGCTTCGGGCCTCCCCGGAGTGGGAGGCAATGGCAGACTTCCGGCAGGAAGAGGGCGCGATGAGCCAAGAGCAGAAGCAGATCATCAACGCCCTCGAAAGCCGCCGCGAGCAGATTGCGCGGGAGAACGCCCAGCGTGCGATCACCCTGGAGTTCGACGGCGCCATCAACCGGGCCACCGAGGCGGCGGCGGCGCTCCTGGAGCAGGGCAACGGGTACAAGATCACGGACGCCTACATTACCGATGCCAACGGCAACAAGGTGAAGCGCGTTCCGGCCTCAACCCTCGTGACCAACGCCATCAACTTCCTTCGGGCAGGTGCCCTTGGGACGGAGCCCTTCTC